TCCAATATCTTCCGCTCGCTATGGAAGGCGAAGGTTTTGACATTTTTGGAGATGGCAAATTAGCTAGACCAAAGCTAAGAGTATTAAACAAAGATTACATTATCACCAATTTTCTGCAAAATTATAATGATCTCGTAAACGCAAAAATTGTCAGGAAAAGGGTCTCCGTTAAGTATTTAGATGATACAAACTTTGACGGCTCTAACCCATTCGGAATAGCCGACCCAAAAGCCGAACTAACAAACGAAACATGGTTAGTAGGTCGCAAAACTCAAGAATCTAAAGTATTCGTAGAATTAGAACTTGCGTCTCCTTTAGATTTAGAAAGTTTTGATGTAAATTATAGAGACGTGGTCTCTAAATTCTGTTATTGGAAATACAGGGGGGAGGGATGCCGTTATGCAGGATTACCTGTCGAAAAAGTTGATGAAAGTCCTTTTGTGGATTCTAATGGAACAGTAGTAGTCCCCACTTATCACCCCCCAACTGGCGCAGGAGGAACCGTCTCGCCTGTAGATTTCTTTAGCGACTCTTCCGCGCAATGGGCTGGCAGCAAATTTTACTCAAAAGGAGATATTATATATATAAAAAATGATAATATTTTAATCAGACCGTTTAAAGGAACCACTAATGATGAGGCGACTCCTTTAAAAACTGTTTATGTTTGTGTGGGCGCAAATAGCGGTCAATCTCCAGAAAGTAATCCTACCTACTGGCAGAGGGATGGGTGCAGTAAAAAACTAGGAGCTTGTCAGAGAAGATTTAATTCAGCCGAATCTATTTCCTACCAAAAGGGAGATACAGTATCTTCAGGTTTTAATTTTGTGAAATTAAGCGGCTTAAAATCTAATAGCAGCGACCTCACCCAGAATTCAGGATTATTCCATACCCACGCAAACTCTATAACGGGAATTTTAACGGGAGCATGGAGTATAGTCGGATGGGCCAACGTAAACAATACGTCTCCTTTGGGGGCGGGCGTATTAAGCACTTCATCTAGAGACGCGGGCCAATGGCCAAATACTAGATTTTTAAATATAAACAGCGATATTCAGGTGAGTAAAGCAAATACTCGCGGAGTATCCAAAGGTACTATCTCCGCTAACTTTGTGGGACCGAAACTGACTGCGGATGGGGAAGATAGTAATTATAACTCCGTAAACCTAAACAGTCAGCAAACTACAGAAGGCTTAAACGATGAGGAAGGGAGACAGTGGTATCAATATGCTATTGTTAATGACACGGGGATTGCAAGCACCATCAATAGCAGCGCAAGTTCTATTAGAATTTATGTGAACGCAATAAGAAACGCGAACACTAATCTGTGGGGCCGAGATCTAGAAAGTGATTTAGGTAATTTTGCAGGAAATTCAAGCAGGGAAGCTATAACATTTGATTCTACAGGCGCATTCCCTCAAACGTTTATGCTGGGAGCTGTAGAGCAGCGATTTGGAAGAAAAGGTTACGAGAATACTACCGCCCCTCATATTTCTACGATGAACGGCGCTATAGGCCCATGGGCTTTATGGAATAGGAGCATATCCGAAGAAGAAATAAACTTTTTATATAAAGAAATCACCACCCCTTATAATTCTTCAACTTCAAATGGAGCTTTAACTCATGTGCCGCGAACTTATTACGAATGCACGGGTTTATTTTCGGGTGTAACGGGAAATAATTTAACCGCATGGTGGGACGGAAGCATTGAACACATCGCCAGCGACATTACAGGAATGATCGATCTCCACGAGGGGGGACATTATTTAACAGGGAGTGGAGTTTTTACAGCGGGATCTGAAAGTTTTGTAGATGCGCCCTTTGAAAATTTTGCTAACCCCACTCCTTTATATGCCCGATTTGGAGGATTCCCAGGAACAGATGGATTCAATTATGGAGCAACCAATACACATTAAAGGGCCGAAAAAAGCTTTAACCGCAATAAAAGAAATAGCCCATAAGAATTTCAAAAGGGAAATTTGCGGGTTTTTAGGCTTTGATGAGGAAAAAAAAGAATATTTAGTTCAGCTTGAAGAAAATATTTCCGAAAACCCCTCAAACTTTTTCTTAATAAACCCCCTGAGTTATCTGCTCTTTAAAGATAACTATAAAATGGTAGGCGTTTTCCACAGCCACATCATGGGAGACGAAAATCCTTCGGAGTTTGATGTTAAAATGTCCGAAAACTGTTGTCAGCCTTTTATTATTTATAGTTTAAACAGTAAAAAAATAAATATTTATACGCCTAAAATGAGCGAAGCGGATGTAAATATACTTAACAGGATTAAGGCCGCCGCATGACAACTATTAGATTACATGGAATTTTAGCTAAGGAATACACCGATGTCTTCTCGATGAAGATCGGGAATCCTAACTCGGTGTTCGCCGCAATAGACTGTAATCGCAAAGGATTTTTAAAAAGAGTCGTAGAACTGCAAAAGCAAGGTTTTATTTATGATGTTATAGTCAATAAAACTAGGATCACTGATGGCCATCAAATGGATACCATGAAAAATCCTGAAACTGTAGATCTTGTTCCTGTTATAGTAGGTAGTGGCCCGATAGGTGCATTTTTGTTTGGTGCAAAATCCATTTTAGGAATGATGGCTGGCTCTTTAGCTTTGTCTGCAATATCATATGCTTTATCTCCCAAGCCAGACACTCAAGATCAACGAATTTCAGCTACCGCAGACGCATCTAAAAGCTCTTTTGTTTTTGGGGGAGTCGTCAACACAGCTAACCAAGGTACGCCTGTTCCCATCGGTTATGGAAGATTAAAAGTAGGCTCTAAGGTCATACAGGCAACTATTAAATCCTTCCCACAAAACCAACAAACGCAAACTGTTCTTACGGCTAATCCTTTGATTATGGACGAAGAAGGATATACAACTCCAAATGCTATTATTACAAGTAGGGTTCCACATAATAACATCGAAGCATGAACCACCTACTAAAAAAGAAAGCTATTGCGGGAGGCGGGAAGAAACAAGAGCAAAAACCCCCTATTTACAAACCTCCAGCAATGGGAGATTTGCAATACGGAGCCTCTTTTAGTTATGCGGAAACTCTAGATTTAATAAGTGACGGCCCAATTGAGGGTTTAGTTAATCAAAACGGAACCGTAGTGGGAAACGGTTTAAAAATGCTACAAGGGATATATTTAAATGATACTCCTGTAGCAGTAACTACCGACATAGACACCTCAACTTCGAGAACGACCACCTCGGAAAATGAAGAAAATCAGCTGGAATCTAACCCTATTCCTATTACCTCTAATGGAGCGACAAGTTGTAAAAACTTTTTTGTTAATTTGCAGGACGCTTTAGATTCATACAATCCCGACGGAAGAGTATCATCCCTTAAGTTTAATAATAACCAAGAAAAAATATGGAATACTGAATTCGCGTCAGCGCCTAGCGTAAATATGGTTTACTATAGGCAAAAAACAGAAGATAAAGGTGGGGATAGTACTGCCCCTAAAATAAAAATAAGAAAAATAGCTTTTTACGCAAGAGCTTATGTAAAAGATTTTTACTTTTGGTTAAATACTACTCGGAATCCTGATTCTGGAGGCACAAGCCCTGCCTACGCTGGTTACCGAAAATGGCGCTCTAAGTGGAATGGCACAAACAACGAGCGTCCCACCAACGCGGTGTTTTGGACAGACAGTAACGAAGGAGGAACTAACTGGAACAATAGGACAAATAGTTCTAAATTTTTCTTTGGCCTTCAGGATATCCCAGTTTGGCATGGCGACAAAGCGTTGAATTGGACAAGAATAAGAGCTAATGATTTAGTTCAAGGCGATTTAGACACAATTCTAAATTTATATACTGAAAACAATGCGGGAAGATCTAATATCGACATTCAAGGCACGGCCTCTTTAAATAAATTTCAGAGAGATTTAGCTTCAAAAGCTTTGTCTCGATTAGATTGGAACGGAGGAAATGTAAAAGATTTATTAAGCAACTTTTTACAAAAGGGCGTTTCAGAGGAAAGAGGCGAGTCTGAATTTTTTGCAATTATAAAACCAGAATTAGCCGCAGGTTTAACTGGAAATATTGCTCAAGGAGATGGCAGCAGCCTCCTTCCTTATGGAGCAGCCTTGTATGGAACCACAACTAAATGGAACATCTCTTACTCTTTAAGAAATAATGGCGCTAAAATTATTGATTGTACCTGCCCCGAAATAAGTGAAGACGGAACCTTGACGGGTAAGATGCACGGATTTGTATTGATTGCTTTTCCCGCCCTTTCTGAAAAAGAACCTTTAAGATTAAAGAGCGGCCAACAGTGGGGGTACGACAACTCTTTATTTATTGATAGTTATATAAAAGATGCTTTAAAAGATCTAAGCGGTTTAAAATATGCAAGACAAGCAATACAATTAGGTACAAGTAATGACTACCAGTTTGACGAATTAAAATTTAACTTTTCTAACGTTTTATCGGAGTTTAGAAACGGAGAAGAGGAGCAAAATCCATTTTCTTATTTTAATAGAATATTTATTGACCACCAATACGGCGGCCCTCTTTACGGACCCTTCTCAACAAGCCATAATAAAGCCCCCCAAAAGATAAAGGAAGACTCTGATATGCTGAGTAGGGCCAAACTTTTAAACAGCCCTACGTCTACCCAGTTTAACTTAACTTTAGAAAACGGGCTACCGCTAGACGAAGGAAGCGAAGACATAAGAACCTCAGCAACAAAACTTAGAAATTATAGTGAATGGGCTAATAATTCTTTAAAAAACTGGGACGAAAAACCCATCCCCATAACTCACACCATTCTCAATCCTAATGTTGAATCGGTTTTTATAACTCTTAATGTTTCTTCATTACGCGACACTTTAACTAAAAATGTTGCAAACGTAAACTCTGGAAAAGAAAAGAAAAAACTAGACATAGGAAGTGTTTTTCCCTCTGTTCTAAATGTAAGAGTAGAAACGGGTACAGTTGGAACTAATGGGCAAAATAATATTTATAAAACACATGATTTTAGAATAGTAGCATTAATTGAAGGAGTAACCTTAGTTGATCTTGGCAACCCTGATTATCAAGGTAGCAGTAAAGATTATGTTATAGCTTTAGATTCAAGTCGTTCAAAAATTCTAAGTCAACCTTTTGATTTGCCTCCTCTCCCAAATCAAACTATTCAAACATTAACGAGTAATGGTGAAAGAGGGATAGAAACGGCAGGAGTAGATACTCTACAAAAAAGATTTATTAAAGTCACCAAATTGTCACATGAAACAAATTCTGTTTTATTAAGCAAAGAAGTTTCATTACAGAAGGTAACTGAAATAATACCTGTTAATTTACCTTATCCGTTTTCTGCGGTTGTAGGTACAAAATTAGATTCTAGAGCTTTTGGTTCAATTCCCCAAAGAAGTTATGATTGCAAATTAAAAAAAGTAAAAGTACCGAGTAATTATTACCCTACTAAGGTTGGGGGCATAGACAAAAGATATTATAAAACCACGGCCAGTTTTTCTGATACTCTTAAAAAAGATAAATTAATTTACAAGGGAGATTGGGATGGAACTTTTCACGACGAGTTGAAGTGGACCGACAACCCCGCTTGGATTCTATACGACTTATTAACAAGTTCACGCTATGGAATGGGTCAACATGTAGATGAAACAATAATAAATAAATGGCAGCTCTACAAAATAGGAAGATTCTGCGATGCGGTTAATGATGAGGGTTATTTTGAAGGGGTTACTGATGGTCGAGGAGGTAAAGAGCCAAGGTTTTCTTGTAATATAGTTTTTGAAAAAGGCGAAAAGATATTTGATGCCATTAATACAATCGCTTCCATATTTAGAGGGAAGGTGTTTTTTGGTAATTCAGAAATAAACTTCGTAGATGATAGGCCGCGATCTACAGTTAACTTATTCACTAATGAGAGTGTAAAAGATGGATCTTTTCATTATTCTAATAATAGGCGCGATCAACAATTTAATACAATTGAAGTAGCTTACAAAGATAGGT